TGCATCTGTGATATCGGGAAAAGTGTCGGGGGGAAGCCACTCGGATACGGGCGGGAACATCGCCATCTGTAATTTATTCGTCATCTGCTATTTCACTACCAATTGCTGCGTAACCTGCAATGTCAACCCAACTGTCGTCGTCGTTGTCATTAAGGAGTCTGGCTATTTTAAGCCATATTAAAGCTTTCACAACCTGGGACGGCTTGACCTCTTGATCAAAGATTACAGAGAACCCAGCGGCAATGCGCTGATGGTTCGTGAGCGGCGGTCCGTACTTCTCGGCCCGTTGGCCGTGGACTAGGTTGAATGCTTTTATCAGAACTTTACCGCGTTTCATATTTCGAAACTCCGGTACGCATTTTCCGGTTCAACGATGTATAGCTTCTGTCGGGTTCGCGTGACTCCTACATAAAATACGCGGTTGAGGTTGTCGGGTTCGATTTGACGTTCGTTGTCCGCAGCCGCCGTGAGGTCCGTCATCAGGACGACGTTGTCGGCCTCGCCGCCTTTTGCGCCGTGGATCGTGGAGCATGTGATCCTGGGCTCGGCATTAAACTTTTCTCCACGCCTCAGTAGCGCGACCATGTAGGCTCGTTCCGCGTCTGGAATTTTGTCCAGAGCGTCGTGCCAGACGAGGTCCTCACCGACAAGCAGGCCGTGGTTTTGTTGGAGCGACGGGAGCGTGAACAAGGTCTCCTCGTCGGCTTGGATTTTCTTGAAGCCCCGCTCGACGTGGGAGCCCGCTGACATGAAGCCGTACATTGTTTTGGCTGCGTCCAGGGCAATGCTCTTGCCGTTTCGAAGTTGCTCCCAGGCGTTTACGGCGGCGGACAGTTTGGGACTGATGGACCGGACGCCCTGCTTGTTGAACAAAAAGCCTGCCGACTTCAGTTCGGTGTGCGCTCCGTACAGCATGTACCTCGCCTGCGCCAGGATGAGCCAGGAGCCTTCCGACAGATCGACATCGTTGATGTTGCCAATGCGTTGGACGAGGCCAACCTCTTCTCGTGGCCGGTAGACCTTGGGGTAACGCTTGTGGATACGATTGGCGATGCCCATGGCTACCGTGTGAACGGAGGAGGGTATTCGGTAGGACTGCTCCAGCGTCTCGCTGCCGCCTGGGAGGTTGATGAAATGATCTACGTCGGCCCCAGCCCATTTGTAGATGGCCTGATCGTCGTCGCCAGCGCAGTACATGCGTTGAGACTTGCTGTCCAGAAGGTGAGCAATGTCCCACTGCAAGGGGGTCAGATCCTGCGCTTCATCCAGGAAGCAAACCTCAAATTCCGGGCAGGCTGTCGGAGCGTAGACCAGGAACTGTTCCAGCATGTCCGTGAAGTCGTGCAGGCCGTTGCTCTCTTTGTATTCTTGATAGGAGCGGGTCAGGTAATCGACCTCTGCCCAGCTATGAAGAAGAGTGTGGTTTCGGTTGTACTCCTCGCGCAGGGGAACTTTTCTCGTTCGCGACAGGTGGAGGAGTTGCAGGACGGGATGGTCCGGGTTTACGGTCTCTTCTTCAGCTTCAAAGGTGTTCCCGGAAACGTCCACTCCTACGCGGTTAGCGAACTCTTTCAAGTTCTCTGCTTTGAGAATCTGTTCGCTTCGAAGTCCCAGGATCAAGAGGCACAAGGAATGGATGGTCCTGAAATAGGGCAACTGCTTTTTTGCGTCCAGATTGAACCTTAAAGCAGCGCGGTCACGCGCTTCGTAAGTGGCCTTTCGCGTAAACGCCAAGAACGCAATCTTCTCCGGAGGGGTTCCTTTTCCAAGTTCATCGTCCACCATGTTCAAAAGAGTGGTGGTTTTTCCCGTTCCTGGCGGACCAAAAACTCTAAACATCAGTCATCGTCCTCCGTAACCTCACCGAATTCGTCCTCAAAATAGGGCTCGACATACAAGGGAGCGTCGTTTCCCAGATCCGCCTCTTTAACATTGAACTCAAAAAACCCAATGGCGGCGCTGTAGTCGAGCCCAAGAGTGAACATCAAGATCTGTATGCAGCGTCTCTTGTCGTAGACCAATACCTCGGTCCCATCGGGCAGTGCGGTGACGCCCAAAATGGCGTTGTCAAACCCTTCAGCTTTTATCATTAGAATGGCGGGGAATTTTGATCGCCAAAGTTTGGGGTATTGATCTCGACTTCGATCACGTCGAACGCGGGGATAGACCACACTCTGGTGGGCTTATTTTTTATTCTGATTTGTAGGGGCTCACCGCCGATATCCCGTAGGCGCTGGCTGATGACATTCGCCTTGTACTCAAAAAATCGGTTCTTTCTTAAATGACCGGAGAAATCCTTTAGCCTGAAGAGGGTCCGCTTGTCCGCTTCATTTGTCCAGGGACGTCGAAGAAGGATCTCTTCCATGTCGTTCGCGGTCTGTATAGACGTGCAGAATTCCTCAAGAAAATCGTAGAACTGCCCCTTGACGGAAGAGTCCTTGGACACCTCTATAATGCTCCCCTCCATCGTCAGCATTTCAGTCAGGAGAGCGTTCGTTCGCCCTTCCCAGATGGGCCGCGAAGCGGTGGGCGGGAAAAAGTTTATCTGCTCCACGCAGGCTTTTTGAAACGCCATTTGGTTCATCAAGGAGTCAGTGTCCAGTTCCACCGGCAATCCGTTGACATCCAAAAACCAGACGGGCGGATCGGAATTATACTTCCTCAAATTTGCTACACTGGCTGACGGCCCGCCCCCAATTCCGAATTTTCTAGTGCGGCACAGGTCCATATTGCAGTGGGCCATTATCGGAACGTCTTTGCATTTGTAGGTGTAATCTTTTTTGGCTAATTGCTTCGCAACAATGTTCACCTCACTGAGCGGTAACGGCGGGTCCATGTACTTCATGTTGTACGTCAGGATCTTTGTTTCCCAATCATCGGGAAAAGCCTTCCGTAGGTAAACGCCAAGGTTGAACAACCCGTTGTTGCGTGTTCCTTCAGGGAATCCTTGGTTGCATAAAAACTGAAGACACGGGGGCCCTTCTGTCAGGTCGGAAGTTTCTTCTTCCAGAGACAGGCCAAGGATTTGTTCCGGCGTTTGGACATGCGACTCGTAGAGCTTGAAAAACTCCTCAAGGGTTGCCGCTGTGCCATCTTCATGGAAAGCGTATCGGAAGCCCTCTTCAGCGTTGAAATAGGGAACGGTCAAATAATTTCCCGTATCGTCGGCGTGGAGACGGATCTGCTTTGGAAAAATTTCGGTTCCACCGAAGCCAAGCACCGAAGCTATTTGGCTCAACGTCTCCCGCATGTCTTGAGCGGCTATCCACTCTGACGAAAATAAATAAAGGTGTGCGCCGCCAGATTTTGAGCGGCAGCAAACTAAAGGAAGTTTATGCCTCGTGATTTTTTCAATAAGTACTTTGTGGTCCGTGGGGTAGACATCAATGTCAATTGCGCCCCACTTGCAGGAATTGTCCCGGTTAATAGGTATGATTCCTAACGCTTCCCCCTGACCGGCTATGTGGCGGTCCCAAAGAGCCGTGGTCCGTGGGTTGTGGTGGACCCGCGCTTCACCAACGTTCTTGCCGTTGGCCTGCTTTTTTTGGACATGATAAGTGCCGTAGGCGTCTTCCAGACCATCAAAGATGGCCGCAAGTTTTTCGCTGTTGGACATAGGAATCCCCCCCAGAAGGGGTGGCGGGGACGAGCCCCGCCACTCCAATTAAAACGGGATGCTGTCATCCAACCCAGTGCTATCATCCAAACCAGCATTTGTTGCTGCGTCCTGCTGATGCTTTACGTTTACTTGTCCGCTATCAACCGACTCACCAAACACTTTGGCGGCGTGGTAAATATTTATGTCTTGCACCTTTCCTTCCAGCGCCACTTCCCAACCGTGCCAGCTACCCTTGGAGTTTTCCTGGGAAACTGTGGTCAAGCGGTAGACGTGCGAGAACATCGGTGGCGTGAAGGGGAGCCCACTTTTCCCCTGCATTTGGCGGGACAAAATCATCGACATCCATTTGCGGCTTTTCTTTAGCTGCGTGGATTTCATTGCCACGAGAGCCCGCTCGGTACCTTCCTTAGACAGAAGAAGCACGTAATGCTGCGCGGTCTGTTCGATGTAATCGCCCGTACCGCCGACCACGTAGTCCTTGTTGTCTTCATTTGAGCGTTCCGTGGACGGGCGCGTTTCGCTGGGACCAAAAATGCCCAGTGGAGCACCGGAGCCGCCCCCGCGAGGGGCCCACTGGATGAACCGCTTTTGGAAAGCGCAAGGGATTACGAGGACGCCCTCTTTTCCGGAATAAACTTGACTGGTGACAGTGTTGTAGATGTCACCAGCTTTGGCATCCAGATCATCCAAAATGGGGTCCTGTCGGCTCAACACCTTGAGGAACGGCAGCGCCAGATCCTCTGATGTCACATTTTCCAGTCCAAGGCCCGCGTCGGCCTCAAACATTGACTCGTCCAAAACGGCGACGGCGTTACCGTTACCGTTACCGTTCTTCTTCACAGACTTCTTTGTCGCGGCCATGACTAGCTGCTCCTTTTGATGATGGCCCGCTGGCCAATGTATGCGCCGAATAGATCCATGGGGAATTCGTCCCCGGCTTCCATCCGCTCTTTAATCCATCCTTTCAAGGTGCTGGGATGAACGCCCGTCTTCTGTTCCGGCAACAGGCCGTGCCCCTCCAAGATTTTCATAAAGTGGTCGGCCTTTTCGTCTTCCCCGCGACCAAAAACAATGGACAGGGTGTTCTTTATGATGTCATCGAACCCGTTATCACGCAGCCACAAGTAGGCTGCATCACGGTTGGCGAGAGAAATGTGCCCGCCGTAAAGGTCCTTGACCGTGACCCGTGAGCCGTCGTCCAGTTCAAATGAATTGACGCCAATCTCGGCCATCATAGAAGGGAGTTCCTCCTCGGACTGTTTCCGAAGGTCCTCTTTTCTGGCTTTGAGGGTCTTTTCCAGATTGTTGATCTCGGCTTCCTTGTCACGAATTTCTCGTGCCACCTCTGCCATTGACCTCAAGTTCTGGGAGTTCAGTGTGTCCAACTTACTGGGATCGGACGTAGCGTCGGATTCCATTTCAGTTAGCATGTCGAAGTTTTTGTCCGGATTCATGTTGTTCCTCCGTGATCCGTGGTCCAAGGGATTTTGGCCCTTTACAATCGTGCGATATTATCGTATACAATCGCATTGTCAAGAGGAATTTTCTTTCATGTACGAATTTCACACTGCGCCTTACGACCATCAGC